CTCAGGAAGCATCGGAACACATCTATCCACTAGATATACACTGGTACCTCTGGCAAACGCTTCTTTATCTAACTCTGTGTCTGGTCGCAAATAGTGTGATACGTCAGCAATGTGAATACCAACAAACAACTCACCGTCAACCCATTCAACGCTCAACGCATCGTCAAAGTCTTTGGCATCCGCTGGGTCAATGGTGAACGTAAGTACGTCACGCATATCTCTACGTTTGTCAATCTCCGTTTGAGTTATCTCTATTGGGATAGCTCTGGCCTCTGCCAATACATCTTCATCGAAGTCGTATGGTAAACCATATTCTTCAAGGATACTGTGTATCTCAGTTTCATGTTCACCAGCATCACCCAATACTCGAATAACTTCTCCGTTAGGGTTCTTTGCATCATCTTTCCATTCAGTAAGTCTAACCACAACCTTTTGCCCATCTAAGCCACCATTAAGCGTGCTCAACGGAATAAAAAAGTCAATTGGTAGTTTGTTACTGTCTGGCACAAAAAATGCAAATTTTGGGCTTATTTGAAGCGTACCGACAAATTCTGTTCTGAATCGTTCAACGATTTCAATTACTTCACCTTCAATTGAACGACCAACACCGTCTTTTACACGGATTTTTACTTTATCCAAATGTAATGCATGGTTGGTGTTAGACTTGTGAATGTATATGTCTTTTGGTAGGTTTGGGTCCGTCAAATATGCTGAACCACTAGCGTTAACGCTTAGTCTACCTTCTAATGTATCGTTTATATTAATCATGTTGCAAAAATACTTAATTTTTTTGTTAATAGCAATAAAAAACCCACTATTTTTTTAGTGGGTTGTTTATCAGTGCCTTGTAGAAGGCACAACATTTATGTTAAATTTGTTAAGTCTACCAGACTCAACTTGTTCATCACCCCAAGCTTGGAATATAGGTATGTGTTCTTCTCGGTCATCCCAGACCTCTACTTCTTTGATAGATGGGTTTTGTTCTAGAATCTGGTCAAACGTTTTTTTCTTAGCCACATCTGTGCTACCACCTCTATTGAAATGATATTCGTGGAATTTAAGCCCATGAGTGCTGAGTATGTTTTTAACCATGTCAGCTAGTTTGACCATTCTTCCAGTAACCATAACAACCATAGTATCTGGGTTACTGGTTTCTTTCTTGTAATCTCTAATAACATTTGGAATTGGTTTCATATCAAACACTTGCATATCAAGACTCAATGGTTGACCCCACCATCCAGCATGTGGCCAATCTTTACCAGTTTTTTGTTTGTATAATTTTCTACCTTCATCTGGTAGTGGGGTTGATATTAAAGTTCCATCAAAATCCCAGATAGTCAATTTTGTAAATTTTTTCATTTTATTCTTTTATAATTGTTAAGTTTTTAACTATGAAAAACTTGTTATTTTTTTTGGACCTGTAAAAATGTCCTTTAAATATACACCTATGATTGTTAACGTCTAAAAAGTTAAAACCTTTTGGTGTTACTTGGATAAACCTAAAACCAGTGGTTGTAACATTGTGTCCGTTATGTAAACGATAACTAATGGTATATGTTTTCCCTAACTCTAAATCTTTATAATATCCTAACATATTAATTTTCTGTTTCTAAACGTTTTATAACGTCTTTAATGTTGATAAATGATATAACGATATGTGGTAATATTGAAACCGAAACCACAAAATCAAATAGATATCTATATGTTGAGAATACGCTACCAACACTAACAGTGTTGAATACAACATAATAAGTTAACAAAGCTGTTACAGTTCCATAAGCTATTAACTGAATCAAAAAGAAAAATTTAGCATCTAAGTTGGATAACTTTATTGATAGTAATTGTTTCCTTTTTAATAAATTGTTAACCAACGAAATCTTTCTATGGTTGATTATTTCAGTTTGTTCTTCAGATATGTCATTTGAATCTTTGGTAATAGCTGCAATTTTAGGTGAGAAATAGTAACTTACCATTAAAGTTAATATAGCGCTAAAAATTAAATATGGTACCAATGTAATATCTACTAACGATATGAAATATATTGAACCTAACAAACCAAAAGCAGCGTTTAATATGTTAATCATATCAGCTTCAAAAAATCTAACAACACTACTCATCAAAGTTAACCTTCCATTTATTTTTGTTGTTTCAACATTGTTGTCAAATTGGTTGCAAGTTTCAATAGAAGCAAACCTTCTGTATATTTTAGAGAAAATGATGGTGTCATAAACTCTACTTATATAACTAAAAACCATCATACCTAAAAAGGTTAACAACAAGTAAAAAATGAAGGAATAATCTTTAGCAATTAAATGGTCAATAGATTCACCCAACACTTTTGGGTATATTAACATAAAGATGGCTTGCATTGAAAAAAGGAAATATGAAAATAAAATTGATTTCCAATTTTCTTTAAAAATAGTTTTTAATTTTAGCATTATTATTTTGAAGGTTAGTGATTAAAAAATGAAACAAATTGCAATAGAAACAAAAACAGCGACACATAATAAAGTGAAAGTACCTTTGTCAATTTTTATAAATTTACTTTCATTATTTTCATCGTTTAACAATGAGCCGTATATTCTTTTTGTTGCCGAGCCAATTAAATTTGAAGTTATTGGTCCGTGTGCGTGTATTGTTTGTTTAATAGCGCCGCTTATTCTTTTAGATTCTAGCATTTTATCTTTTTTCAACTTGTCAATAGTTGCTAAATTAGCTTTCTCGTAATCTTCAACCATTGTCATCAACATTTCAATGTCTTTGTCAGTTAGTTTATTTTTTGGAAAATTATTAGTTAATTTATTTCTTAATTTTCCGTTTCTAGTTTTTAAAATATTAAATTTCATTTATTAAACAGTGCAAAAATACATCTTATTTTTGAGTTATACAACTCTTTTAATAAATATTTTCATTATTCCAAAAGTTGTCTGGCTTGACTTTCATACAACGCAGCAAGACTTTGTTTACTACCATCAAAATTATCTAACAAACCACTGGCTACCCATTTTCTTATGGTTTCGTTTCTATCTGGGTTCCTAACTTTTGGTATTGAAATGTGTGGTTCGTTGTTTGCTGTGTCAACTGCCAACATATAATTAGGTGTTGGGTGGTCTAACTCACCGTATTGATAATCTAAATACATAAGAGTCCCTGTTGGTCCACCCATGGGTTGAACTCTGACTAAATCGTTACCAATAGTAGATGCCGCTACTTGTTTAGCGATTGGCATGAAGATATTACCATCAATCTCATGACTCTTCCAATAAAACTTTAAACAATAATCTGATTTTTGTTTATAAGCCCAATCATGTATAAGCCATTTGGTTCTAGTAAAAGAATAACCAAACAGTGTTACAATTTCTTCAATTAGTTTTTTAGCGTTGGACGGAACCTTAAAGCGTCTATCGTCATCAAACGCATATATACCAGCGTTTCCAATTTCGCTTTTGTCCAAATAATAATTTTCCGTTAGGTAACTGACTATGTATTTTTTCATAGCCCATTATACTAACGGAAAACTAAAATGTAAAGATTATTTCTTCGCTTTAGGTTTCAATGTACATTGAAGTCTTTTCCCTTCAAGTTTTGGGATTGATTCAGCTGAACCATGTTCTTCAACACTAACAATTAAATTTAACATCACTTCTTGTCCTTTGTCAACAAAAGCCATTTGACGACCTCTAAATTGCATTGTAAGTTTAACCTTATGACCCTTTTCCAAAAATTCAATAATGTGTTTGGTTCTATAAGACAAATCATTTTCAGAAGTGTTTGGTCCCAATTTAATTTCTTTAATGTCTAAGGATTTATGTTTAGGTGTTTTGCTTTGTTGATAAATGAATTTTTCGTAATTCATTATTTTACAAACAGGTGGTTGTGCATTCTCATTGATAAGAACCAAGTCTAATTCTTGTTCGTCAGCCAACTGTTGAGCCTCCTTTAACGATAAAATACCATGTTCACCAACCCTTACAGTTGGGTGATTGATTTCAAGGTTAGTTTTGTGTTGTTTTTCTTTTTGTTTTTGCTTTTTGTTCATTTATATGTGTTTTCTCATAAATTCGATTAATTCATCCATAGTATCAAATTGATTGATACCATAAAACTCACATGTTACATCCACGTTACCTTTTTTCCAGAATCCATCTGGACATACTACCATAAGTTTTTGTTCTTTGGCGTGTAACCCAAATTCAATCATTGTAACTGGTGAAAGAGTTGCTGGGTCGATAACCATAACTATTATGTGTGACATTTCCATTGAATTTAATTCCCATTGAACTTGTTCAACAAATTTAGGGTCATCGATTGTTTGCCCCCATGATGAATCCCAATCATCTCTTCTTGGGTTAAGAAATCTGATATTTTTATCAGACAACGCGGCAATAAATTCTTTTTGCCATTCTATCGCTTTTCCATTTTCAATTGACCCCGCTAAAAATATATTTATATAATTTTCATCTATCACTACTTGATTAGGGGCCTGTACTTCAACTGCTATTTTCATTTTTTTTATTTGTTAAAAAATTATGGAGTTCTTTTATATTAATACCCCATTTTTTTACTCTTCTATGAGGATGTTCAATTTTACATAGCTCATTAAAACTAGATATATTATTATCTGTAATAAACTCTAAATATTCATCGAAATTTTCAAATTTTTTAAAAGTTTTAATATCGTCAATAATACCTAAACTTTCATCTTTAACTATATTAAAATTTTTAATTTTATTATAAAGTTTTAAATTAGTTTTTCTAATTTGGCTTAATTTTTTACCAAAAACTTCGTTTTTTTCATAATCACTTAAAACATTTGGTGGTTTAATATTGATTTTATAGTTTAAAATCATTTCTTTAGTTATATTTAAACCTGTTAATTGATTAATATCACTTATTTGTTTTATTAATTGATTCTTTATGTTTTTTTCGTATTTTCTAAAAGTTTTACTTTTTTCATTAATTGAAAAAAGAGATATACCCTTATCTAAACAAAGTTTTACTTTAAATTCATCTTTTTCATCAGTATGAAAATATCTACCATTATATTCCCAACCAATTTTAAATGTTGGAAAATAACAATCAATTTCATATGGTTTAATAACTGTTCTATCGTTATAAGAACAATCGGCATCTATAATAAATTCTAAAATATCTTTCAAAATTAATTGTGGTAAACTAACCCTTTTAACAATCATGTGATTAGTTATTTCTTTCAACCAACCTTCTTTAACTGCTTTGTTATACACATTAGTCTCAAATTGATAAAATTCATTTTTAGTAGTGAATTTTTTAGAAATATTAGCTACATAATCATAACTCAAATCAGTCCCGTTTTCTTTGTTAATTCTAGATTTTATATTTCTTACTTTATCTAAATTTTTATACAAAGACAATTCTTTTAATTTTCTAGCAACATTTCTAGTTGATTTGTTTAAAATTACTGATAACTCTTTATTAGTAAAAATTTCATATTTTTCTTTTAACATTTCAACTTCTTCATTTGACCAAATAATTTTATTGTGTGCAGTTTTATTCATAATCTTTTTATTATAAATATAACAAAATTGCCAAAAAATTAAAAAATATTTTCAATACTACCAGCCAAGAATACATTAACGTATTCTTGGTCAATAGTAACTTGGTTTGGCGCTTGAATCTCTATAGCTTTTTGCATAAGATTAATTTAAACTGATATCTATGTCTATGGCAGCATCATTATCCTCATCGTCACCCCTAGAGTCTTCGATATTGGTAATGTTCATCGATTCGATTAATTCATGTAATTCATCTAAAACGTCAACAGATATAGCACCTGTTTCATTATCATAGGTGATATTTACAATGTATTCACCTAAATCGATTGTTTTTTTACTAACCATTTCTTTTTCATAGTTATCAAAATGTTATGTTACCCACCCATGATACCATTTTCTGGCATCTCAAATGATTGTTCACTCATCACTTCATTTTCTGCGTCAGAAAATGGCTGACTGATTTTAGCAAAATCACGTGATGGTTTTGTATTCCCGTTTCTACGACCTTTTTCATAATCATCCCATTCTTTGGAAATGTTTTTAAGGAAATCAGAAGATTTCTTTTTAGGTCTAGAAACTTGAGTACTTCCGAAGCCATCATAAGCGTAAGCGTAGTTTATTAAATCAGCATCTTCGATTTTAACCATGATGTTTTCTTTGAAACCAACTGGTGAACCGTCTTCCAATTCATATGGTTCAACCTCAACTGTGTTGTAGTTAACAACTCTTACGATTTCACCAACTGTCACACTATCAACTTCTAACCCGTAACCAACATTACCTTCGTTAAACATTGGTCTCGGATGAACACCAATATTTGAAGCGATTTCAGTAAGTGTACCGTCTTCCTCACGAATAGACACATTGTACTTACCTCTAAGTTTTTTAACGTTAAAGATAGTTTCAAACGCTGTTGGTGCTTCTTCATGAATGTTAACCTCATTCAACACTGCCTTAACAATATCCACTGTAATTGTTTCAAGACTTGAAATGAATTGAATACAATCGTTTGTGAATTGTTTGTGAACCAAAATATCATCAACGATTTCTTTGATAACAGCTGGTTTCAAGTGGTCGAATGTTTTAAGGTAACGAACACGACCTGGTCTTTGAATCATATTAGATTCAACTCTCAATTCGTTGGTTGTTAACAAAAACACACGTCTATACTCAGAATTTGATGCACCATCCATAATTGTAAGCATATTTGACGCGTTGCCAAATGTCTTCTCATACTCATCAATAAATATCGTGATATTTTGAGGAATACCATTTAAGAATGGTGGATATTGTGGTTTATTTTCACCAACAATGATAATAGGCTGATTTAGCTGATTAGCAATTTGTTTTGAACTCACAGTTTTCAGTTTTGTTACCCTATAAGCTTTTTATCCTATAGTTCTATAGCTTCTTTTTCACTATAGCTCAGCATACATTTTCATCTTCGACATTATTCGTTAAGATGGAGGATACTCGTGGGAGAATTATATTTATTCATCTCCTATGCGTTACACTGTCTAACTACCTTTCGAAATTAGTTAGCTTAGCACGGTATTAGCATCACAGCCTTCACCGTTTTTACCCTCTCATAATTCTAATCATTTCTGACTAGAACGGCAATACTTTTTATATAGGTCATATTTTCTGTCCAAATAAACAGTAGTATCTTTATACAAAAATTTTAAAAATTTTTCAGAATCTTTTATCGCTAACGAAAAATATTTAACATTTGACGTTGTTTGATATAATTTCTTATCGATTTCAATCGTATTAAGAACACTATTTAAAAATGATTCAGTACCTAATAAAGAAACTCTAAGTTTAACTTTGCTAGTTTCTTTTGTTAGAATAGTACCATCACCATCGTAATAACCTCTAATGAAATGGTTGACCAAATTATGTGGTATTTGTGATGAATTAGGAAATGTTAATATTAATGATTTATTAGGGATAACACCTAAATTTATTAATGTTTGTTTAAAATGTTTATTAACAACATAGAATCTACATCTATAATCGTCATTTTTAACATTTTTTTCATATGACATAAATTTAGCGAATTTAATTAAATGATTTATATCTTTTAACGCCAAGCTAAGTTCAAAAGTGTTTCTACTACTTGAAACATAACCGTCAGCATAAATAAAACCTAACCAATAAGCTTTTTCTTCAGTATCTATTACATCAAAAACATTTTCATTAAATTTTGTTATGTTTTGTTTATTTACAACCTTAAAGTTTATTTTCTTTAAAGCATTAGATATTGTAGCTGTAGATAAATTAAATTGTTTACCAATTTCAACTAAACTATACCCTTTGTTATATAAACTAACAAATTCATTAACATCCCATTTAATTTCATTTTGTTTGTTATAAACTTTAACACCTTCGTGTTTTAACTGTTTAAGAACTTTGTGCAAACTAATCCCAGTTTCTTTTGAAATTTTAGTAGCACTTTTACCACTTTCATATTGTTCAACTATATTCATAATATCTTTTACATATAAATATCTAAAAGATTATAAAAAGTTTAACAATTACCAGTTCCTTTAAGACCGTTTAACAAGATACCTAAGTTTCCGTTATCCGTTGCGTTGTATGTTTTGATAACACGATTGATAAAATCGGTTTCCAAACCATATAATTTGTAATCAAACGTAAAGTTGTCAGCAACTTTTGAAAGATAAGGTCTTTCGAACATATCCAAAGATACTTTGTAAATTACATTTTCGAGTTTTTCAAACTCTTGTGAGGGATACCCTAAATACAAGGCGTTACCATCGGCATTCCAGACTTTTTTTACTTCAGCCATTTATATTAAATTTTAAATTGTTACAAAATCAACGGTAACACTACCGCCTAAATTAAAGAAATTACATGGTTCTAAACCGTAATCCATCAATATGTTTTTTACTATTGTTTTCATTTCTGTCGAATTTCCAGTGATAATCTCTGCTTGGTCGACACCAAGTCTAATGCAATCCCAAACAAATGAATCTAACACGTCTGGAACTTCGCTATGTCTTAATCCGTGTAAATCTAGTTTCATTGTTCAATTATTTCTTTAATCTTGTCTAAACACTTAACTTGTGTATCATGTAAAACTTTAGAAGCTTCATCCAACGTAACCCATTTGTAACCGTCCATTTCAGGAAACCCACCTCTGTCCTCAGGTACGTTTGAATTGCATTTCAATTCAACCCCATCCCAATCAAACTTAGAATTCTTGTTTTCGTACACTAAGAAAGGGTAAAGCATTTTTTTCTTATGCTTATAGTTGACAGAATTCAATGGGTATATTGTAAAGTCAGTTGAACCATTAAGGTCTAAGTTGGTTTCTTCGTATGTTTCCCTAAACGCAGCTTCTAAGAAGATTTCATCGTCTTCTACTTTACCCTTTGGTATGCTGTAAACATTTGGTGGGTGGTTTGTCGGGTGACAAATCAAAACTTTATTGTCTTTTTTGACAATAAACAAACCCGATGCAATAGTCTTACCCATGTTTACAATAGTTTTGTTCCTACACCCATGTAATCTAAACCAACTTGCATTCGACCTGCATCGTCAGTACCTACTACAATCATAGCTTCGCTGGTAATACCCATCATTTTTGATGGTTTAAGGTTTACGATGAATGGCATTGTCAAATCAACCAACGTATCTGGTTCTACACTAGAGCCAATGTTAGTAACTACTGTTTTTTCATCTTCTTCGGTTATACCAAAGATTACGGTCAATTTCAAAAGCTTATCGCTTTTTGGTACACGTTCAGCAGCTTTTATTTTGCCGATACGAATATCCAATTTGTTTTCTATTTCTAAGAATTCTGAAAATTCAATTTGTTCTTTAGTTACCATTGAAACGGAAATTAAGTTTTAAAATTTGTATTTGTTTGTCATTTTCTCTTATCGCTTCTTGTATCGCAAGAGAATCGTCTTGTTCAGCAAGTTTTTTTAAAACTGCATTTGATTTTTCTAGAGAGTTTAACAACCCTTCTAATACGTGTAAAGGTATTTTGTACATTATATTAAATTATTTGCGTTTAACATTATTTCTAAATAAAACCAATCAACAAATGGTCTTGGTGATAATTCCTTATCAAATTTTAAAGGTACTCCAATTGCTATATCATCAATCATAAGCTGACCATAAGCTTTAGGACTATCCGTCCATTCATGTTGTGTTGGGTTAGTATTTATCCCATACAATGGAATATCATTATTTGCAAACCAATCTATTGCATCTTGAAGACAATCTCTTGTCTTACCATCTGAATGGATATAAGGTCTATGGCTACGCATTGTAAACAATATAAGTTTATGTCCTTTTTCAACCAACTTTTTTAAAACAGGTACAGAACCAATGTCTTTACCAACAAATGGAAAGTCGTGTGTCGTACACGTGCCATCAAAATCCAAAATTATTTCTTTCATAATACAAAGATACTAACATTATTTTAATAAAACAAAAAAAAGTGGAACTTTTTATTCCACTTTTTATTTTAAATTTTAAACGTTGTAAACTCACCATCAATAAAGTTCAAATGCTGAGCTCTACCATCGTTATGAATAATAACGTGTGATTGTAACCAAGAACTTGGTCCTTGATTGTACCCAACTCGTAGTCTAGTCGTTGTTCCAACCGCTACAGCACCATCCTTACGACCTGGACTGTGGTAATGACCAACTACAATCTTTGTATTCAATTTTCTAAACTGTAACAAAGAACCTCTACTACCGTTTGAACCAATATCACCGTGTTGTCCTAACTCCCATCCTTTTACCTTGTAAGAAGCTGCTCTTCCAAGAGTTTTGAATTTAGGAAACTTATCATTGATAAGACTAGGAATAACACCTTTAACGCTATAAGGGTCTCTACCATACTGTTCTAACAAAATATCAGAATACTTCATGTACAATCTAGAATTCTTATACGTAGGTTGTTTCTTCCAATCCTCGTTCTTCAACCATCTATCCAAGAAATCATCGTGGTTACTTCTTACAATTACCACATTGTTAAATTTCTCAAATGGTTCAAGACCAACCATCATTGCGTTAACCTCTTTCTCCAAATCATTGGTTCCAGTCATTTCTTTACCATATTGAATAAAAGGGTCTTTCATCTGGTGGTGGCTAATTGAATCACCATCAAACACATCGTGCAACACAACATGTTCTGGTTTTATTTTGTTCAAAAATGATAGTGTAGTGTCTAACACTTCTTGGTCATGGTGACCGTAGTGTATATCACCCAACACAGCAGCTGCTATTGAGTTTATTTGACTAATACTACCATCATGAACGCGATAGATTAAATCTGTAAAATTACCAGACTTATCATCGGCAGTTACTTGTCTAACAAAAAATGTTTCATCATCTTTTATTTCAACAATAGCAAAACCAAACGTATGGTGAAATTCTCCAACTTTACCAGCTTTAGCATCAGTGTAGTTCTTCATTGTAAGCGCACCAGTGGTAAGCATGATTTTTGGTTTGTTTCCTTCCAACACGGGAATCATCTCTAGTTGTACCTTCGGACTACCAAAGATACATGAATTAACTCCGCTAAGGGCTTGCATTCCAGTCATAGGGTTTACAGCTGTTGGTTGTACTTTGATATCTGACATAATCGACACAAATCTATGTACGTCATGTCTGTTGGCATCCAAGTAAGGTTCAACCTCTTTTTTCCAATGTTCTTCGTTTTTATTATTCTGTGTCCAGATACTCGTAGGGTTTTTGTATCTCCCAGCGATTACCAAGATTTCAGCTTCAATAAATTCAGCATAAGCTTCCATGTTTCTCAACAGTTTCTTATGGACTGGTGTGTTGTTTTGTGCCCACGTAACTATAAAACGTTTTTTTTCAGCATCATGCTGTTTTTCTTTTGCTTTAATATACTGCTCAGGTTCGGAATCTACTTTTTCTTTAAACCCTAATTTTTCAGCACACCATTTCCTAATAGTACGTTCAGAAACACCGAAATGTTCACCTAATTTTGACGCCCTTTTTTCCCATGGGCCATCATCTTTTTTATGATAAACATCATAAATGTGTTGTTTGTCTTTTACCGAAAGGTCTTTAAACTTCATTAATTTTTTATATTATCAAAATGTTATTTTAACAAATATACACAAAAAATGTGAATTATGCAATATTATCCTCAGTAATTTGAATTACTGGAATCAAATTATACAAATATTCTTTTTCTTGTGTAAAAATTGGTATGTTGTAGTCTGGAAGCCATTTGCTTCTTTGAACTGGTTCACCGTTTTGACCATCAACCCAAATGGTTTGTTTTTTTATAACAACACCTCTTTTGTATTTGACTTTATAATCATTCCAGTTGACACCTTTTTCTTTGAAAAGCATATCTTGTTTTTCATCACTAGACTTGTTCATAGTGGCTGAGTGACCTAACAAAGCGTGTGCAGCCATACTAACACTATTTCTAGTACAGTCTTGTTGTCTCCAAATTATTGTGTTAATCATTTCTTCGATGTCTGGAACTTGAAAAACTCTAGCATCAAAACACGCTAATTTATATTCTGAGTCATAACCTTCCCTAAACATTCTTAATTGGTTGAATTTGGCTGTCGCTAGACTAGCTGAAATGCTAGTCATTTTTTGAACATTATAATCAAACCATGCTTGAGAATCTAAAGAATCAAAGTCAGTTAATACCACAGTTATTTCGTCAGATTGTGTATACGCAAATTTAGCGCCTTGTATGTTTTCACATAAATAAACCGCTGTTGCATCCATATCATCACTAAAACCATCGTCAAAAGGTTTTTCTAAATTTTTTGTCCATTTTGAAAAACTTTTACCATCAAGTCTAATTATTGTTATCATACGTCTTGGTAAAAACGTTTTTGTTCTATTCTCATAAAACTCTTTTATTCTATCACTTAATTTCATATTTTGTTTTTAATTCTTTATATTTGTTAATTATTTTTTATTTTTTTAAAAATTTCATGTTTTCTATTTAAAAATAAATTAGATTTAGTGTATAAAAAATCGTAAAGTTTTATTATTTGATTACCACCTTTAATAGTCATAGTAACAATTCCATTGTCCCTATCTTTATACCTAATTTCAAAAGATGTGTTGACATCTAAATATTGTTTAAACACATTAGCGACTTCTCTTAAAAACACTTCATTACCAGTAAGTGTAAACTTATGATAATATTTATCATATTGCACACCATTCTTATCTTTTCTGGAATCACGAATAATACCAATATAACCATCACCATCAAAATAACCACGTATAAAACTACTATAAAGACTTTCATTTAACCATTCTGGAAATGTTAAAGTAAATGTTTTATTTGGGTGACAACCGTGTTTGATTAACTTCTCAGTTATGTTTTTATTACATATTCTAATACCAACTGTATTTTCCCTATCACCATCTCTTTTATTTTTTTCTAGAAATAATGGTTTATCAACATGTATTAGTTTATTTAAACGTTCTAGAATTTCTCTATCACTCTCTTTCAACACTAAAACAACCATGTTTTTGTTAGTCTTAACGTTACCATCAGCATATAAGAAACCTAAAAAATAAGCTTTTTCATCGGTATCAATCACATTAAAAAAATCCTCATGAATTTCAAATTTTCTATTAACTTCGGTTAAAGGTCTTAACTTAACACCTCTTCGTTTAATTAAATCTCTGACTGATGATTCAGCTCTATCATATTTTTTACTTAATTCTTTAATAGATACACCATCTAAATATAGTGTAACTAAATCAATTTTTTCTACGTCTGTAAGTGTCTTTTTCATAATATATTTTATTTATTAATAAATATCACAAAAAGAGTAAAAAAACGTATTTTACCAACTATTACTCGAAATTTTTTCAAAACTACTTCTAGAATTGATTGAAGTTATAGCATAAGCGATTTGTGTTTCAAGGCTAATAACTTTGATTTTATTAAAAACAGGGTGATTTTCTAATACGTTTAATTGTAATGAATTACTAATAATTAACTCAGTTAATTTTGATTTAGCTATTCTATCCAATGCTTGTCCAGATAAAACCCCATGACTAGCTATCATCCTCACTGATTTTGCACCAGCTTCTATTAAAGCTTCCACCGCTTTGTCAGCACTACCAAACGTATCTATCATATCATCAACAATAATAACATGTTTATCGTTAACATCACCAATAATTGTAACACTTTCAACTGAATTAGCCTTGGTCCTAGTTTTATCAATAACAACATAATTAACATCCATAGAATGTTTTTCTTTAAGTTTGGTTACCATACGTTTAACTCTTTTAACACCACCAGCGTCACACGAAGATAAAACAATTTCTTCATTAGGTCCACACAATATTGTGTTTTCGTTGTAGATACTAGCAATGTAGTTATCGAATACATTTTTACCTTCCAAGTGTGTTACTGGAATATTGAAGAACCCTTGAATTTGGTCTGCATGCAAATCAAATGTAATTACACCAGTCGCTCCACGATGCTCAATCATTTCAACCATAACCTTGGCACCGATTGGTCCACGAGATTGGTCTTTCTTGTCTTGACGAGCATAAGGGAAATAAGGCAAAATAGCAACAATTTCTTTAGCAGCAGCACGCTTTGCAGCGTCAATAGCTAAATTTAACTTGATGATTTCATCAGAGTTATTTGGGCTGGTTAACAAATAAACTCTTTTACCTCTAATAGAATTGGTAAAGTCAACACATAATTCACCATCGGAAAATTTCTGTGAATTAACAGTATCAATAACAATTGGGTCTGTTTTTATTTGTTTGATTGAGTTAAGGATAGCTTGGGCCAAATCTTGTCGACCATCAATTGCTATAAGTACTGATTCTAACATAAGTTGTAATTTTTAGCAAAGATACAAAATAAAAAATGAATAACCAAATGGTTATTCATCTTTTTTTAATTTTTTGCTTATCCAGTAGGCGCCATAGGCTATTGCAGCTGCTATGGCTATGTATTTCACAAGGTGAACAAAGATAACCACACCAACGAATACCATTTTGAATATGATTATGACTAGCAAAGCTGCTAGGAAAAATAAAATTAGTTTAAGTTTCATATATTTGTTTTTAGTTTATTTTCTTCCACACTCTATCATGCCATTTTGTTTTGTAAAGACCTAACTCGTAGCTACCGTTATACAACACAACATCCAAAGCTGTTGGAAGTTCATGGTATAATTTATCCCAAGTTTCTTTTTGTTCATCAGAATACTTAGGTTTTTCTTCAACATTAAACGGGTCAAAATCAGTTGGTTTACCGTTTAATATTATGTCTATAGCTTCATATATATCATCTTCACCAAAAGGTTCGTTATATTCCACACCATCATGACCAATACCTGCAATATGACCATCTAGGTTAACAGACCATCTTAAGTTCTTTAGTAATTTTACGTGTTCTTCTTTTAATTCAAATTTAATTACGCTCATTATTTGTCGTTTTTATCATCTCCAATGGCTTGTAGCATTAGATTATTAACTAATTGTGTTACACCCTCAACAGCACCCTTTTCAATGTATGTAATGTTTAACTCTGGGTACTCAAGACCCAATGATTTTGTTGGTGCTGGGTCAACAAAGTAAATCGGTGTATCACGTTTACATTTCTCAAAGAAATTGTAAGTATACCCAATGTTCATACTTGTACCAATTACAATGATTATATCAGCTTCAATAAACGCTTCTAACGCATTGTAAAAATAAAAAGGAAACTCACCAAACCAAACAATGTGTGGTCTTAGCTGAGCGTCATATTCTTCATCCTTGTCACCCATATTAATGTCATTGTAACCAATATCATAAACCTTTTGGGATTGAACAAGTAGTGGGTTATTCATCCCAAAACAAGTTCTAGCTTTGGTCAACTCACCATGTAAATGCAAAATCTTTGATGAACCAGCTCTTTCATGTAAGTCATCAACATTTTGCGTAACTAATGTTACATCATACTCCGATTCAAGCGTAACCAATGCTTTGTGAGCATCGTTAGGGTGAACGTATGGTAATTGTCTACGTCTTTCGTTGTAAAAATCTAACACTTTGCTTCTATCTCTTCGCCATCCTTCTGGTGTGGCAACTTCATCAATCTTAAAGTTTTCCCACAACCCATCATTGCTATCTCTAAATGTATCGATACCAGATTCTTTGCTGACACCAGCACCTGTAAATATAACTATCTTCTTCATTATCTTCGTCTTTTAACTCCTAAAAGGCTTAAGAAAAATCTTAATGTGATGAAAAACCCACCAACAAATCCAAAGTCATACCATGCACCATTGTTATGTACAGCATATATCGCAATATCATCCCAGATAAGGCTACCAATAAATGATGGAAACATTATCATACCATGCCAAGTCCCACCCCAAAAACCATAGATGTGTTCGTTAGGGTTAGTAAACGTAACATGTGCAACATCTGCACAGCTTATAGTCAATATTGCCACCAGCAACACTAACAAAATTGTAAATATTCTATTTTTCATTTGTATTTTATTATTATTTATTCTCACCATAATGGTTCAACATCAAATCATAAACCTCTTGCCATTCTGTTTCTGGGTTGAACCCAGCTTTGTCTTCAAACAAAACATTCATATAAGGTTTTTTATTGTAATTCCCATAACCATTTGGGTCAGTGGGAACCTCTGGATTCTCATTTACATATTTGAAATGAATATCGTTCTCAACAAATAATCTTTGATACTCAACTATTTCATGTGGGTGAGAACATGTGTATAAGAACATTACAACTTCAGATATTGTGCTCAATAATTGCAAAGTTTCTTTTGCCATCGGATAAAACTCGTCAGGTGTGTTACCGTATTGATAGTTGGGTTTAAGGATAGTGCCGTGGATATCGAACGCCCAAAACGTTTTATCCCAATTTCTTTTTTCTTTTAATTCGAAATGATTAATTTCTATTGCTCTTTTTACACTCATTGGAAAATTTTATTATAATCTAATACTTTCATCGAATAATAGGTGTCACCTTGTTTAAAAAAAACCGTATCACCAAACTGTGATTTATTTATTGGTGACCATTTTTTAACAACACTGATAGCTATGTTTATTTCACCTTTGTTGGCAACACCAACTTTAACTGTTTCTTCAGCCATTTTAACTATTTAAAAAACTTATTATCTTTTCTTTAACTCCAGACTGTTTGATACCTTCGTAAAGTCTAGGTGTGTGAACAAAGTTCTTTAAACCACCGTTTGTCGCACCGTCCACGTTTATGTATTCACCTAGTTGCATGTCATCAACAGCTACCCAAGAATCTACTTGGTTATTCTTCAACCAATGGTTGATTTCGAGTATTCTAGCACGTTCATACCATCCTTTATAGTGGAATAAAGCATCACTATATTCATCAAAATCGCTAAGTTTTGGTGTTAGCGCTATGGGTTTTTTGATGATACCTTGCAACTCATAAAACTCACCTAACTCTTCTAAATTCGCCCATCTTTTCCAATCAGACGAAACGACAATTTCAACACCAGTTTTTTCAAGGATTTCATTCAATACCTTGATTGCTTTGTTGTTGAAATTGTCGAATCTATCTTCAATTGGTAAGTCTTTAATTCCCACGGTTTCAGCAACGCTTCTTTTTTGTTTTTTGAAACGGCTACCGAACTCACTACCTAAACATATAACCCCATCGTGGTCTAAGAATATTATTTTCATATGCAAAGATACGAATTTATTTTGAAAAATCAAATGTTTAAAACGATTATTTCCATTGTTCCCCTTTGTTCAAAAGTTTGTACGAATTCAACCCATTTGTCATCATCTATTTCAAACAAATCTGATTCTAATTCTAAGTCAACTTCTTCTAAAGAATCTTCATAGGTGTTTTCCCAATAATCACCATCGTGAATTACTTTTAAAAGGTCTAACACTTCTTTTCGGTTCTCTAATTTGGCAAGGTCAAAATGACCGTTGCCATCCATACATACACAAACTTTCATTATGGAACATATTTTACAACGGTCACATCTTCACCGTTTAATTCTTCTTGGATTATACCTTCGATGATATCCCAATCACCCCCAGCTAACCCAGCGCCAATCATTGGTAACCCAAATGTCTTGCCTGAAAACTTCTCTTTCATAGCCCTCAACGCCAAACGCAATGCAGAGTAATCCAAATCCATTTTACCAAATTGTCTACCTTTATAGTCGTATTGACCATACAAGTTAACAACGATAGGTGTTGTAGTTTCAGTGTAAGTTATCGTACCCAATTTTGATTGGTCCCCCGATGTAGTTGTACAATCAGCAGCATATGCTTCTGGAAACTTGTGTTTAATCTGTGGGGCTATACCTGCACCCATAGTGCAGAAACAATTCGCACAGTGGGCTATTACATCAAATTTGCTTGATAATTTTATCAAATCCCCATTAATATATTTTATCATAATTTTTCTTTTAAATTTATTAATATTATTTTTATTTTTTCTATGAATTCTGTTTTGGTCATAGCCAATTTCATCGTGTTACACGTTGAACAACATGAAGTGCAATTTTCAAGATAATATCCTTTATCATTTTCAAGTCTATCAATACCGACTGTTTTAATTTCATCACCACAATAAGTACAAGGTTTTTGCCAAAAATTTTCAAATTCTTCATCAGTCAAACTCCATTCAATATTTCTTTTTTTAGCAGCTATTTTATATGATAATAAACGACCTTTTAGTGTTTGTCTCCAAGCTGCATTATCAATTAGAATTTTTTCACTATTATTTTTATAATAATTTCTTTTAACTTCTTTATACACATCGCTTTGATAATACTCTGTTCTAGAATACTTGCTCTGCCTAGCTAAATTAGCTTTGTTCTCACAAACTTTACATTGAGACCTAAAACCATTTTTATTTCTAGGTGATTTGAAAAACTCACCTTTAGATTTTTCTTCATGACATTTTGTACATTTTTTAGTTTCCATATCTATCTTTATTAATAAATATCATGGTTTCTAAAAAAGATAATAATTGCAACAATGTTCTTTTAACATTATTTGCTTTCTTCGTCAAATTTATCTCTAACTTTCATAATAGCCTCACCAAGCCAGTTGGTTCCTTGCCATTTTGTTTTGTCTTGAATGTCTGGGTGTGATTCGTGCATACCAATACCCCAGATTTTATCTTCTGGACTAGCTTCAACTATTTCTAATTTACCACTTCGCAACAACTCTTTTTTCATCAAAGAGTTTTGACTAAACTTAGCGTAGTTAGCTTCATACACAACTTCACGACATACAGCTTCCCATTTGTCTTTGTTGAAGTTTTTGACTTTACGCCCTAGGGCTTTTTGTTCTTTAGGACCTTTGGTACTCATAATTTTGTTGTAAGAATCAACGTCTTCAAACAATAAAGCTTTTTTAGCCATCATGTATTGCTCAGCCGTTACATATTTTACTCCGTCAATTTCAAACTCACTAGGAGCCCACTGGGAAAACGTCCCACCCCAAAAGAATATGTATTTATCTGTTTTCATAATTACTAAATTAAAAATTCTATTATTTTTTTGTTTTTATTAATGTTGGTTTAAAAATTAATCTTAGTCCGAACTCTTCGGAACCATTAGTGAGCACATCAATCTCATGTCTTGATAAAATATTGTTTTCAACAAATTCAGTAATTAGAACATATTTGTCACAAACTGCTTTGTATAAAACCATTAATTTACAATTTTCCATTTTAAAGAATATATCATCACCGTATTGTGTTTTTTTAACAATAGGTTTTGACATGTTTTAGACATTTAATTTAGCTCGTTCTCTAATCTCTTCAAAAGTCCATTCTTTTAAAATGTGACCCATTCTGAACACTTCAACCAGTTCATCGGTTACACTATCGAAATCAGCATCCATAGATGTAACGGTTCTGTACGTACCATCATCATTTTTAACCAATTTAAGTTTACCTTGTTTTGATTTTTTGAATGATTTGGTAATGTTGCCATCAGCATCCATTTCAGTTGGTGATTTTACAACGTTTTTCTCCTCACCGTTAACAATAGCAAAACATGCTTTGGTTGCGAAGTTTTGAGTGTCACGGTTGATATCAGCTTGAAGCAATTTACCACCCATACCCAACGCTAAGTTCTCTGGAGATATTTTTTCTTCTTCTAACATTTCGTAGATTTCTTTGATTGATTCCAAATTAACACCATCACCTTGGATAACACGTACTTGTGGTGGCAAAACTTTGTAACCTTTATCATTTACAGTATATCCGAATTTATCGAATAATATGTGGAAAATTTCTCTTAATGAATTGATTACGTGACCAGAATCTGGACGGATAACCAATTGATTACCTGGCTCGGCTGGTCGTGATAAGATAAGGTCAATAAGGTCTTGACCCCAATATTGTGAACATGCTCTGAAAATGTTATATGAATCAGATACACAAGCAACCAATCCAGTTGGGAACATTGTTAACACTCTTCTCATCATTTCCAATTCACCCTCTTCACCCTTAAGTGTCATGATAGAGTGCTCTGTTGCTGGAATAGATAAACCATAAATCGTGTTGGTGTTGTAAATATCTCTAATCATCTTAGACGCAATTACTGTGTCTGAACCTTTGAAATTCACCAAGTGTGCTGAACCACCAATTTTAGCTGATTGAACGCTTGATACTCCACGGAAACCGAAGTCGTTCAACACGAAGTCAACCAAGAACTCACGCAACGCAGTGTCATAAGACGTACATTTTTGGAATGCGACATCAACGATTTTTCTTACTTCTCTAGAAAGAGTAGCAACAGTGATTGGATACCATACTTGAAGCAAGATTGACTCTAAGAAGTTTGTTAACCAAGCACATTCTGGGTCGAGACTTTCAATCGTGAATAACACGTTTTTGGTTTCAACGACAGTTCCTTCTGGAACAGCTTTGATGCTGATAGGTAATTTTCCATCGTATTTGTCAACGATGTAATCAAACTTGCTTCTGTCAAATACATCATCACGACCAAAGACACCTAATTTGGTACCTAAGTATTCGTATGCTTCATCAACTTCTTCTTTTACGATTGCAATACCCTCAAGGTATTGTTTAAGGATGATTTGTAGACCGTAGAATACAGTGGTGTTAAATTTACCACCTCTAGATTCCAAATATGAAATCATTTTGGTCATTTCAACACCGTAGAATCTGTGGTGTGAATATTTGTAAGCATCGCTACACAAGATAAGGTTATCTGGTTTAACAAGTACTTTTGACAATACTTTTTGGATTGATTTGATATCATCCAAATCAGCGTTGGCTAACGCTCTCTCTAGTCTTCTGACTAAGTTTCTTTGTATGCTCATAATTTTTAAACATTTAGTTGTGCAAATATACTACTATTTTATTATATCCGCAATTATTTTAATAATTTTTTAGCTTGCTATTTTCATCTCTGTGCATAATATGCTCGGAAGTTAATTGGTCGATGTTGGTTAACCCCATAGCCCCCAATAATTCTCGTACTTCACGGATAACCGCTTTGTGGTAGTTATACACCCTAACTTTCTTTTCAGCTGGGTTTAACGCACCAATAAGGGTCTTGTTTTGTGTGGCAATTCCTACTGGACATGTATTCATATTGCACTCTCTCGCTTGAATACAACCAAGACTTAACATAAACGCTCTAGCAGCGTTCACAACATCAGCACCAAGAGCCAATAATTTTACAATATCGAAAGAGTTGCTTGCTTTTCCAGATGCAATTATAGTGATTTTATCTCTTAAGTCGTATCTTATTAATGTTTGGTTGACAAAAATCAACGCATCTACTAGTGGCATACCAACATTATTGGTAAAAACGATAGGTGCCGCACCAGTTCCACCCTCTCCACCATCAATTGTGATGAAATCTGGGTATATTTTTAATGCTTTCATATGAAAACATAACGAATGGAACTCACTTTTATCACCTAGACATAGTTTTATACCTATAGGTAACCCTTTAGATAGATTTCTAAGGTCATTTATGAAGTATAATAACTCTTTAGGGTTACTAAATGCACTATGGTATGGTGGACTCATTACATCTACATGTGGTTCTACACCACGTATATCGGCAATTTCTTGAGTATTCTTAGATGCTGGTAGTATACCCCCATGGCCAGGTTTGGCCCCTTGTGATAATTTAACCTCTACCATCTTAATTGTAGATGCCTTAATGGTTTTAATAAATGTGGCTTCATCAAATATACGCTTACCATCAATCGTTTTACCAGCACCAAAGTAACCAGTTCCGATTTGGAAACATAAATCACCACCTTGTAAATGATAAGGACTAACACCACCTTCGCCAGTATTGTGATAAAAACCACCTAACTTTGCACCACCATTCAATGCACGAACAGCAGCATCCGATAGGGCTCCGTAGCTCATAGCACTAATGTTAAAGATACTTGCTGAGTAAGGTTTACGACAATCTGAACCACCAATGGTTACACGAGGTTCTAGGACCTCTGAAATGTCTTTAGGGTACATAGAGTGACCTAAGAACTCGTAACCTTCTTTATAAACGTCTAATTGTGTTCCAAATGGTGTTGTGTTAACTTCACCTTTTGATTTCTGATATACGTCAGAGCGTTTTTCTCTGTTATAAGGAGTTCCGTTGGTGTCGTGTTCGATAAAGTATTGTTGTATTTTTGAACGCTCATGTTCAAAAACCCATCTAATCCTACCCAACAATGGGTAGTTTCGCAACAACGCATGTTTTGTTTGTATGATGTCGTGTATTATAACAACAAGACCAACAGCAAAAATTGTCGCCAGAACCCACAATATTGGACTTTGGAAGTAATAAGACGCAAATCCTAAAATAAGCACCCATGCGATAAAAAATGTCAGTATTTTATCTCTAGTAAGATTGCTCATGATTAATTTATTTTTACATTTTCAAAATCAATATGTAAATCAGTAGTAAATTCTTTTCCGTATCTGTTTTTAGCAACCTTGATATAAACGTTTGGTTCTTTTTTCCAAAACATAAGTTTATTCAACAATCTAACAAAAAATGTTTTTTCAGTTGGTTCTTTTCTCGTAACAATTGCAAATATATCAGAAGAATGTAACGGAACCGTGTTCGTTTCAAAAAGCTTGTCTTGTGGTTTAAATCGGTTTAATTGAACGCTAGTAATAACAGCAATCCCATAATATTTAGACAATTCAGATATTTTTTCAAATTGATTTGGTTTAACTGGATAATCAATCACAATTAAATCATAATTCTTTTTGAAATAAGGTTCTAAATCAGTTTCATTCAAACCAACTGACAAAACTGTTAGTTTTCCATTAAACTCCTTTGTACCTAAACATCTATTAAACCTTTTAAGGATATGCATTGCTTTGGTTTCAGTCAAAAACAATATCTTTTTACCATCCGAATAACATTCAGCTGAAAGTATTGTTAACAATGTTGATTTACCGCTACCAAAATATGAAGCAAATGTCACTCTTGGGTTGGTATCTAGGTCTATATTTAAAAGTTCTTTTAGTTTCATTTTATTTTATTAACTTGTCGGTTACTACTTTTTTCAAAAAAGTTTGCATCAACTCAATGTGTTCTGGAACAATCTTATCTTCAAGTGTCCAATTATATTTGATTGGTGGAACGTGGCCATCGCCAAGACTTGGTTCTTGTGTGTGGGTAAACAATTCCGATAAATCAAACCATTTAACCTCTGCAATGTCATCTGAGGCTTCAGCTCTACCCATTTGGTCCCATTCATAGAATAAGAACAAAGTGGTCATGATACCAGAATCTTCCCTTTCATAACGCCAGTCTTTAATTTGTTGACTAGCAATATACGTGGGTTTTAAACCAGAAAGTTTGGTTTCCTCGTATAATTCTCTACGAGCGGCTGTTTCATAACAATCATCAGTTCTATCCACAAAACCACCTACAAATCTAAATTTGTCTTCAGCTGGTTTTCTAGCCAATAGTATTTGACCATCATAGTTTGCAACTACAATATCAACTGTTGGGTAAGTTACTGGTCGTTGCTTGGTGATACCATAGATAACACCAGCTCTAAAGTCATCAGAATCCAACACTTCACTAGCAGCATTTGCTCTTATTTCAGTCGCATTATGAGATTCAATCGCTTCTAACATTTGAGTTTTATGTTTACCGTGATAATGAGGAATAAAAGAATCACGACTACCATACAATATAGCTTCTTTTTCAGGGAATATTGTTGATAATGTGTTATCAACATTCTCAGACCATTTTTCATCACTTCTATTGTCTGGTAACGCCATTACGATTGCTTCTGGACATATCTCTTGTATTAGCTTTCTACGAGTAGCAAAGTCTAATGGGTTTCTTTTTGTGTTTTGTATTCTAGGTATTCCCAAAAATATAACCACATTTGAATGCATTTCAGAGATTTTTTCCAAAACACCCACATGACCTTCATGTAAATATGGTGTTTGAAATCTCCCAATCATAACACCCACTTCAGTTTTTTTAACGTCTTCCATTATTAATATTTTTTTTACAATGCAAATATACATAAAAAAACCCAATAAAAAAATTTATTGGGCGTTTTTTTTAGTTAACAAAACCCATTTTGGATTTTTCTTTCTCTACTTGACTCATATAGAATCCTTTGTAAGATTCTTTGATAAGACTTATTGTATCATCAACAGTCCAGTTCTCATCTTCTTCAGACATTTCAACAATATTTTCAGCTAAATTGGCAATAAAAGCACCAGTGATATTTGGTTTTTTACCGTTAATGTTTTCAGTAAGAGCGTCATAAACTTCTTTGATTCTCCATTTTTCTGGTAAGTGGATATCACAAACTTTTATGATTTGTTCTTGGTCCAAGAATGTATAGTCGAGAGTGAAATTAAATCTACCTGGTCTTTCGGCCGCTTTGTCAACAAGTCCTTTGTCGTTGGTTGAAGCCAATAAACTAATTTTACGTTTTTTAACACCATCAAAGAATGATAAAAATTGCCCTAACATTCTAGTATAAGAACCATTATCACGTGAACCCAAGTATAAATCAATATCATCCATGATGATTACAGCACTCTCAAATATCTCACATGCTTCCATGATTGAATTTAAATCACCAGTTGTTGTAAAATCTGGAATAACGAATGTTACGTTTGGAATTAGACGACGACAGATTTCACGAATACTTTCAGTTTTACCCGTCCCAGGCTCGCCATTCAACAAATACCTAGCACTACCACCTCTAGAAACACGAGAAATAAAATGGTCGATGTATCTACGTTGTACTTCAGTCATAATTAATTCGTTAGAAGCTTCTTTGATATCTATTACCGAGATACCTTTAAAACGACCTTCAACCAAAGAAATTTTAATACACTTGCCTTTGTATTCGGAATTATTAAACGCAAGTGATTTCACTTTTTTAAATGTTTCCTCAAATTCTTTGTATTTTAAACCTTTTTTGCTTGTGATGTGGACTTGATTAACCAAATCACCTCTACCATCTGTAAACATTTTGGTTTGAATAAACCAATCGTTATCGTCTCCAGCGAACGTACAGTTAAACCAAAAAGAATCGATGTTATTAAAAGAACCACCAATACTGATTCGACCAATATTGTCGGTATCACCGTACATCCTAACACTTATATCTTTGGTTTCTTTTTTTACATATAAATCGTGAAAATACGAATTTATGATAGAAAACTCAACAAATGAAACGTCTTCAGTAAAATCATTACTGGTATAGTCATCAAATTCATCTTCATCAAGGTCAATTTGTGTGTTTTCTGGGTCTACATACTTAATTTCTAGTTCTTGCATATTTTTGTTTTTTTTATTTGTTCCTTTAATAACGTCTAATAAATTTTCCGTTGATAATTGTTTATGTATAATTCTTTCTGACATATTTTTATTTTTAATGGTGGTCTACCGATTCAATTTCTCTGTTTTTCATTACCTCTTTTATTTTAGCGTAACTAACTGGTTTATAATCCCATCCGTTACATCCCATATCCAAAACTTTTCTTTTGTAATATTCTGGATTGTTAGGTACTAGACTCTGATGACAGTGTCCATGTAAGTGCCATTCACCGTGATGTGATTTATCCCATGATAATATAGGATAGTGCATTATCATAATCCCTTGTTGTTTTCTAGGATTATCTAGGTCAGCTACAGATAGATTTATGTAATCACTTACTGTTTCAAACCTACCCAATTTTCTGATATCTTTATCATTGTCATGGTTACCCAACACGAAATGTATTTTACCGTTTAATTGGTCTACAATTGATTTTGCTACAGTACCTGAACGGTCAAAACATAAATCCCCCATATAGATTACGGTATCATTAACACCAACCAATTCATTCCAGTTCTCTATAAGAGTATGGTCCATTTCTTGCACATTGGCAAATGGTCGGTTATCGTATTTGATAATATTAGCATGACAAAAATGATAATCAGATGCAAACCAAATATTTTGGTTATCTATTTTTAGTCTCATTTTTTTTCTAATTGTTCTTTTAATTTAGACAAAGCGTCACTGGCCGAGCCAAGTGAATAAGTCGCTCTGTGTTGTTTTGGTTCTAATTTTTTAACTTTTTTTTGGATATTTTCATCTCCAATTTGTTTTGCTCTTTCTAAAAAAGATTCACGTCTTATGTCACCCAATAACCAATTGATGTGTTTGTTACCGCTTAATGATTTAGTGATAACCCAATCAAAAAACTCTCTGTAACCTTCGATAGACATAAAAGTGGTTGTTTTCTCACCAGTCACACCCAAAACTCTGTCACCAACCAATTTTTTCATTGGTGTGATTGATGGGGCTTCATTGTCTAAAGCCAACTTAAGACTATCCAATAAATCTTTTTTGAATTCTTCGCTTTGTGTTCCTTCAAAAATATCTTGAATGGAAAACAATTTGACATCTGTCAACACGCATTTGAATGGACCCTTAGGTGTATCAAACACTTTTTCAACTTTGCTAACTGGAACGTAAGAGCGTACCAAATGATTTAAAAAGTTTCTTTTTTTATTGTCATTAAGCATTTCATCCAGCTTAACAAAAATTTCTTGTTTGTTCATATTATTTTAAAATTATGTGTTCAAAAACCCAGAATATTTGTAGAAAATGCAACACTTGGTCAAAACCAATCGTGGTAAAAAACATTTTCTCATTACCCTTAGAGTAAAAATACTTTGTGATGTTGCTCGTTATCTTATCTGTTGGCCAGTGGGTTGAGAATATCAACCCACTGGCCAACAAAATGGTATTTAGTGTAAATGTTACATCAAAAAATATCGGCATAAAAACCACCCAAAGCGTCATTGTGACA